GACATTAATTATATATAATTTATAAATAATAAAATTTATCTTACATATACATAATAATACAAATCATATAATATGAATTATTATATCTATTATATGAATTATATCTATTATATATATATATAATGACCAATTACACAAAAAAAAGAGGGAAAAAAATAAAAAATAAAACTAGTAAAATAAATACAATTAAACCCCATAAAAATAAAAAGGGTACAAAAAAATGTTATAATGATTCTCAAATGGGAGAAATATGTTCTACTGGTCAATTTAGTATGTATAAAGGAAACTTTTACAAAAATCCAAAGAATATAGAAAAGTTTAAAGAAGTGAAAGATAAATTCAGACAAAATCCCAAATATAAAACATTAAAAACATATAAAGAAAAATATACTGCCTTCTTGAAAGACAATTTTGCACAAATTAATTTACCTAAAGTGCTTCATTTGATTAAAAATGATTACTATACTTACGTAAATGATGAATGGTTTAAACAACATAATATTGAAAAAAAGAGTGACAAAGATAAAAATTATTATGTTCAATATGATCACTTTCGTATTGTTCAAGAAGAGGTTTATCACAAATTAATTGACTATATGAAAACATATATAAAAGAAAATCCTAAGGATAAAAGAGCAATGGCAATTGATACTGTTTACAAATCACTTTACAATGACACGCGTAAAACGATGTTTAAGCACGTAGATGCAGTTGTGGATGAATTAGATGGATTTATTCAATCAGATGATATGTATGGATTATTAGCAATGATTAACTCAAATGAAACTATTTCTTTATATTCGCCGATACAATGGTATTTAAATCCGGATGAAAAGAATGTCAAGAAATACATTAGTCATATTTCTTTCGGAAAATTAGGTATATATGATTATTTGATATACATTCAAGACTTAGCAACAGATAATGCCGAAACCAAGAAATACAAAAGTAAGGTAAAGAGGGAATATTTGAAGTATATTGACGAAGTATTTAAAGCGTGTCTTGGAGAAAAAAGAGCAAAAGAATATAAGGCCCAAGATATTTGGGATGTTGAATACGATATGTTATTGGCAATGGGGTGCGATGAACATATTAAAACCGATCCCAATTTTTATAATAAGGTTAACACACATAGTTTAGAAAAAACATATGGATTTGACTGGGATACATTTGCCACAAAAATTGGATATAAAACAATACCCAAAGAAGTTGTTATTACAAACTTAAATGGATTTAAATGTATGACGCGTTTATTGAAAGATAACTGGAACTCTAAAAAATGGCAAACTTACTTTTTGTTTATTCAGCTTAAGCAAATGATACGATTTGAAGATTCGCTGCGTCATATCCACTACAACTTTCATCACAAGTTTTTAGAAGGACAACCAACACAAATGCCCAAAGAAATTTATCCATTATTTGCATTGTCTTTAATGTTTAATACCTTCTTATCAGAACAATATGTTAAACATAATTATAATCCACTCTACGTAAATTATGTAAAACGGTTAACGGACGATTTAAAACAATTATTTATTGGAAAAATAAAAATTAATACTTGGTTATCGCCCAAAACAAAGAATGCGGCTTTAGAAAAATTGAAGAAATTAGAAATTTTGGTTGGAAAACCCCAAAAATTACGATATGATCCTATTTTTGATTATAAAGCTGATGATCCTTTATATAATGTTGGTTTACTCCTTCGCTGGAAGCATAAAAAATATATAGAACTTGAAGGAAAACCTATTGTTGATGTGCCTGAATTTGATTGGAATGTATTTAAATTAGTTGGAACTCAATGCTATATGGTTAATGCTTACTATAGACCCAATAGTAATTCTATTTATGTTCCTCTGGCCTATTTACAAAAACCGTTTATTGATTTAGAAGAAAGAGGTTTAGAATATAATTTAGTGTATATTGGTTATACTTTAGGGCACGAATTATCACATGCGTTAGATGATACCGGTAGTAAATTTGACGCCGATGGAAATTTAAATAATTGGTGGACAGAGGCTGACAGAAAGGCATTTAAAATAAAGGTAAAGGATGTTATTAATCAATATGAAGTATTTGCAAAAAGAGATGGAATTATATTTGATGCTGAAATGAGTGCTGGTGAAAGTTTAGCAGATATTTCGGGAATGGCGTTAGTTGAAGGTTATTTATTGGATAATCAAGTTATTAATGATGAGTTAATTAAAATGAAGAAAATGAATTTAGCGAAATTTTATATGAATTTAGCAATTCAAGGGCAGCAATTAATTTATAAAAAAGCAATTCAAGCACAATTAAAAACTAATCCTCATCCTTTAGAAAAATACAGAGTAAATTGTGCAATGGCTCGTTTAGAATTATTCAAACAAATTTATGGAATTAAAAAAACAGATGGGATGTGGTGGAAAAGTGATACTATTTGGTAAATTTTAAAATAATTATTCATATATTTTTAATATAAAAGATTTAGTATAAGTATTCATATTTTTAATATAAAAGTTTAGTATAATTATTCATATTTTTAATATAAAAGTTTAGTATAATTATTCATATTTTTAATATAAAAGTTTAGTATAATTAATATTTATATCAACATTAATGATTATAAATATTTTTTTTTGTTTATTATATATATAAATGGTTAAATCGCGTAAAGGTTCTCGTAAAGGTTCTCGTAAAGGTTCTCGCAAGACCAAAACTGCTAAACGTGCTGCTGCCACTAAGCGTCGTGTTGTTAAGAAATTAAGAAACTCTGCTAAGAAGGCAACTAATATGGCTAAGGCTGCCGCTAAAACCGCCGCCAAGGGTGCTTCTGCCGCTGCCGCTGCCGCCAAGGGTGCTTCCGCTGCCAAGGCTGCTGCCGCCGCCAAGGGTGCTGCCAAGGCTGCTTCCGCTGCCGCCGCCGCCGCCAAGGGTGCCGCTGCCGCTAAGGCCGCCGCCAAGGGTGCCGCCGCCAAGTAAATATTTACATTGATTATTTACATTCATTATTATTAATATAATAAAAATACTATTATTATATTATTTTAGGTTATCTAGCATACATTAATGCAGCATTTCCAGCAGTAAATGTTAAAATATTGAATCGTTCTTCAAATACAGTTAGATCATAATTATAATCATAAATACGCCAAGTTGGTTTATTAATACCAATAATATCGCCGGTTGTTTGGTCACAAACTGTAAATACTTGCGCTGATGGATCAAGCGGTGGTTGAAATGTATTAAATTCAAATTGAATATTTTTAAATTTACTTAAATTCATCGCTCCACTTGGTTGAAAATCAAATGGATCCGTTTTTAAATTAAAATTATAACAATACAATCCGTCAGGTGAATTCCCTGATGAACGTGAGTATTTTTCTACATAATTAAAAACGCCAGCATCAAATTCATTTTCACGATATTTACCGTCTAATAATAATGCCCATGTTTGCATAATATCTTTTTGATTCCCTACATTATAACGCCCGGTTACATAAATATTTGATGGAGTATTATTCATATTGTCATAACACCCAATACCGATTGGGTCAGTTGACGGAGTATACTCTTGACCATTTAATACTATACTATCAAATCCATTTTGCTGCGATGGAAGTTTTAAATCAGATGGTAAATAGTTATAAGGCCAATTACTGTAGTTAGACCATTCGTTCCGTAAATAAGCATCACTTCGTTGAAAATGCCACATCCAATTTGCTACCATACTCAAACTATCTAATTTAACCTTTTTTGTTCCTGTTACATTAGGAAATGAATATTCATATACTTCCTTTATTAAATATTGTTGATGATTTGCCGCAAACACTTGCATTTCATCTTCCGATAAAAATGCATATGTACTTATTAAATGAACATCAGCTGCCCAATTACTTCTCTTATCAGCAGATGTATAATCTAGTTGAGTATTAGGTGGTTGTTGAAGAAAACGATAGAATTGGAATTGGTCTATTGTTTGATTTGCTTGAATATAATTCATATCTATTGTTGTTACATCTCTTATTACATATAATTCATTTATCGGGCGCATCTCAATTTCTATATTTAGTTCATTATATTGTAAACTCACTAACGGAAACGCCATTTTCGCTGCCAATGTAAACCAAACATTTAAAGGAATATATAATTTTCTTGCTCTGATAGATGGTTCAGATCCTAAACTATTTCCGTCATAATACGCATTTGGATATACATTAACACGTGTTCCTGAATTTGCTGGATCATTTAGTTCACTTACATTTCCAGTCATATTATAATACTGTTGTTTCTTACTTTCGTTGAAATCACGCTCTACTAAATTTTGTAAATAACTTCCAGAAAACTGTTGAATAATTTGACCACCAATTGTAAATTTAACCTCTTTAATCATTTGTGAGCCAAGATTTTTTATCCATTTAAATTCATATGGTCGCCATTGATTTCTATCATCACCATTCGGTGGCAATATTGGACTCCATATATGTGGCAATGAAACGACTAAATATGTATCCATTAATAATTCAGCATATCTGGAGATTTTAAACTTAAAATGAGAAGACTCATTAAGGCGAAGTGTACGTAATCCATCAAAATCTGTTCTAAATTTTTGTAGTCCAAAATTTGTATATTTAGAATACTTACATTTAAACATTGTTTTTGAAGGATTACCATTTAACATTACATTTTGATTACCATATGAAACCAAATTTAGTATTCCACCTGGCATACCTTTTCTATATAATGATATTACTTTTTTAATTCTATTTCTTTTTAGATTATTATTTATAATTATTGTAATTATTGTAATTATTGTAATTATTGTAATTATTGTAATTATATATAAAAAAAAATGAAATGTTAATATAAGTTATGAGTTCTGTTCAATCAGGAATTAAAGGAGCGAATACTGTTGCGAGTGGTGTAAAAAATAATGCGCCTCAATTTACAAAAACTGGAGCAAATGCTGTAAAACATATAGGTGAAAAAGGTATAAAAATGATAACAAATACTAAGTTGTTTAAGGCTGCCTCGGATAAATCAAGCGAATTAATTGGAATTGTTAGAACAGGTGTTGCAAAAACATTCAATGCCGGATTTGATAAAGTGGATGAAATTAAATCGTTTGGGGATTTGGCAAAAACGGATTCAATTACTCAAGTAATGATTATTATTATTTTTTTATTATTTTTGATGATATTTATATGGAGCGTTAATAAAATTGGATTAAATAAAAAAAATTGTGCAAATATTGATGAAGTTTATTCTAAGTTTCCACTTATTGGAAACATTAGTGCTAATAATGATAAATTTGTTGATTTTAAATTAAGAGATTATTACATAAAAACTGCATACAATTGTTGTTCTTCCGGTAAATACAAAAATGATTTTGTAAATTTATGCGCATTACGTAGTTGTATTAGACAAGGCGCTCGTTGTTTAGATTTTGAAATATATTCTGTTGATAATCAACCTGTTATTGCTGCATCATCAAATCTTGATTTCAATGTTAAAGAAACATACAATACTATATTATTTTCTAGAGCGATGGAAACTGTTGCAAATTATGCTTTTTCTGGCAGCAATTGTCCTAATCCAAAGGATCCTCTAATTTTACATTTTAGAATTATGACAAGTAGTACAAAAATACACGATGAAATTGCAAAACAGTTATATGATACATTGTCTAATAAATTATTAGGTAAAAAATTTAGTTATGAAAATAATGGGAAAAATATTGGAAGTTATCCTTTATTAAAATTAAGAGAAAAAGTTATTATTATGGTAGATAAAGCAAATCCAATTTTTGTATCAACATTATTAAATGAATATGTGAATATAACCAGTAATTCTGCTTTTGTAAGAGAATTAAGATTCAGTGAAGTAAAATTCAGTCATGATACGGATGATTTGAAACATTATAATAAACAAAATATGTCTATTGTTTTACCCGATTTATCTCCAAATAATAAAAACATTCCTCATCGGTTGGCAAGTATATATGGATGTCAAATGATTGGTTTATCTTTTCAAAATTTTGATGATTATATGAAAGATTATACTCAAATGTTTGATAATGAAGGATATGCGTTCATATTAAAACCTGAAAATCTCAGATATGTACCTGTATTCATTGATAAACCGCCGGATCAACATAAAGAACTTTCGGCTGAAGAAAAGCCATTTTTAATTAATGATGGGTTGCCTAGTTTAAATATGTAAGTTTTAATAGATACTACAAAAAATATAAATAAACAAATATTATTTATATTTATAATAAATAATATTCATTTAATATAAATATAAATGGTTAAAACCAATAGTAATTGTAATAAAAAATTAAATTTCCAAGAAAAAGAATTATTATTACTAAGAAACGCCGTTGATATAGCTGAAAAAAAAACTGGTATGAAAATAAAACAATCAAATAATATTGATGCTATTATTAAAATACTAGAGAAATTTCTTAGACGTAAAAAAGTTGTTTGTTATGGCGGAACTGCTATAAATAATATTCTACCATTAGAAGAGCAATTCTATAATAAAGATATTGAAATTCCTGATTACGATTTTTACTCTTCAAAAGCAATATCTCTTTCCAAAGAGTTGGCGGACATATACGCAAAAGAAGGATACACTGATATTGAAGTTAGATCTGGTGTACATACAGGAACTTATAAGGTTTTTGTTAATTTTATACCAATTGCAGATATAACTCAAATGGATTCAACATTATTTAAAGTTATATATGATCAATCAATCCGTAAAGATGGAATATCATATTGTCCTCCGGATTATTTAAGGATGAATATGTATAATGAATTGTCTCGTCCTGACGGCGATGTTTCACGGTGGGAAAAAGTATATAAGCGTCTTGTATTATTAAATAAACATTATCCTTTTGTTGCAAATTATAAATGTTCTGAAATAGATTTTTTGAAGGATTTTACTGAAAATAATCAAATAAATGACTCATTACATAATATAGTAAAAGATGTTATGATTAATGAAGGGTGCGTTTTTATTGGTGGGTATGCTGTCAGCTTATATGGACGTTATATGCCAAAAAATAAAAAGGTTCAATTAGAAAAGGTGGTTGATTTTGATGTATTATCTTTAGATCCCAAAGCAGTTGCTTATATAATAAAAGAAAAGTTACAGAACAATGGATTTAAATATATTGATATTACAAAAAAGCAAAGTGTAGGTGATGATGTTATTTCAACACATTATGAATTATCGGTTAATGGTGATATAATATGTTATATATACGAACCATACGGTTGTTATAGTTATAATGAAATTACATTGGATAATAAAATAATAAAGATTGCGACTATTGAAACAATATTATTGTTTACATTGGCTTTCATTTACTCTGATCGTCCATACTATGACCATGAACATTTAATGTGTATGGCACAATATTTAATAAATGTTCAAGATAAAAATCGTTTAGAACAAAAAGGATTATTAAAACGATTTAATACAAATTGTTATGGTAATGAAAAAACAATCATTGAAATACGTAGCAAAAAGGCAGAAAAATATGAAGAATTAAAGAACAAGAAAGAGACACCAGAGTATAATAAATACTTTTTAAAATATATACCAAAACAAATAAAGAGGAAAACTACAAAAAAAAAACCACAACTTAATATAAAACCGGGAAACCCCACACGAAAAAATATAATTAAAAATGTATTCAAAAATTTTTTTTAATTGCTATTTTATCATATTCAGCATTTTTATAAAATAAAATTATATTATATATAATACTATGGATAACGAACTAATAATTGCTTATCCATTTGACAACTTTACCCCTCCAGAACCTAATGATGGAATAAGTAAATTAACAATTACAGACATCCCGGAGGACGATGATATGACTTTAATTATAAAATTATTGACAAATGACAATCGTAAATACAAAAGTTTTTTAGACAGGATTAAATACAAAGATTTTTTAACAGGATTAAAAATTTTAAATTTGTCTAACAATAATTTAGTGGAAATTGATCAATCGCTTTTTACAAAAAAATTAAAAAATTTAGAAGAATTAAATTTGTCTAACAATAAAGGTTTAGAGTTTATTTCCCCTTTTTCAAACCTAACAGGACTAAAAATCCTTAACTTAAGTAATTGTGGTATAGAAGAGATTATAATGAAAGATTTTAATGGTTTAGGCAATTTAGTGGAATTAAACTTAAGTAACAATAATATAGAAAAACTTGAAGAAAACGTATTTGAGAATTTATATAGTATAAATAAAATATATTTAAACAATAATGAATTAACCACCATTTCTTATAACCATTTTAATAAGTTACCCCATCTTGAAGAATTAAATTTATTAAATAATAAGTTTAAAGAAGGTCTTATTTTTGAAATCGAATTGTTTAATGTTAAAGATGATAATGTTCTCATTGAAAAGAAATTTTTAGTAGAGGAGGATGATGATTACGACGAAGCAACTGATGATGTAGCAAAAGAAGATAGATGTTTTTGGTCTATTGGTCCTTATGATATTAAAAGTACAGACTTTTTAAAAAAACCAAATAATTTTTTATTTCAACTTCCAGGAAATAGTGAGAATTATGAATGTGCTTCATTAACTGATATGAAAAAAACGGCAGTTTTAAGAAATAGACATTATAATGGATATTATGAATGTAGCAACCAAATTATGAATAAAGTTTTTGAAACAGGTCAAACGCCATTATATTTTGGTCCCGGAGATTATAATGAAAATGTTGAATACGTTCAATTTGGAACAGCATCTAAATATTATGTTGAGAAACCAGATTGGTTATGGAATGGACCAGTTCCTGAACCAAGGAAATTTAAATTAGTTCAAGTTGGTACTAAACAAAAATATTTTGTTAGTAAATCAGTTATAGAAGAGGGAAATGTAGTAAGTGATACACATTGTGATTTGAAAGATACGGGTTTTATTTACCGATTAGAAAATATAAAACCAAAGAGTCGTTCAAGAAGTGGTGGCGGTAAAAAACCCAAAAAAACATTTAAAAAACCCAAGAATATTCATAAAGGTAAAAAAAAAACCAAGAAAAACATTTGTCGGCGACGTAAATAAAAAACAAATACTGGTTTAATAGCAATTGTATTTTAGAGTCTTGTCGTGTTTTATGTGTGAATGTATTCAGCATTTTTACATATTCACTTAAATTGTGGATTCCATTTATTCGTTCCATTAATAAATTTAACTACAAAATCATCTTGTAATAATGGTTTAAAATTTGAATGTTCAAAATCAATAACCCATACTTCATTATTATACTCAATAAAATTATAACCAGTAATATCAGGGTATACGATATTATTATCGTATAGGGTTTTTATGATATTTCTAATTTTTTGAAATAGTTCAGAACTTGTGTATTTATCCTTATCGCCATAAAAATCGGCAACATTCATATGATTAATTTTTTCCATTAACATTATTTGTGTATCTTTATCATATGCTAAAATTTTCGGCGTTTTAACAATTCCAAGCGAATAAACATGTTTATGCATTTCATATTCTTTTGAAGATACATTATGTTTAATATAATATACTGTTTCGTATGGTGGTTGTTGTGCGTTTGGCATTATATAAATAATTATTATATATAATTATCATTAAGTATATTTAATACAACAATTAATATACAACAATTAATATACAACAATTAATATACAACAATATTATATAATGAAAATACATTACATAATATTTTTACTATCAACCGTTATTTTAATTACAACATTATTTTTATGGAATAAAAACAAATACAATGAACCAATTGTAAATGAAGGTTTTGAATCATTAACGAATTGCTTATCACAAGGATATTCTTCTGATTTTTGTAGACGTGTTCCATTAGAAGCATGTTTATATAATTGCCCAAAAGGCACATTTGAACCAAAACATTTTAATACATTCTTATGATAATTTCATATAGATGCGTTTTTATACTAGTGTGTTTAATATATATATCCATATTTTTTTACCAATACCAATACTTTTATTATATAATATACAACTCTTTGCACAATGAGGTAGATTATTATTAAGTATAATTATATAATCAATTACTAATACAATAAATAAAACAAATAATTTCCGTATATATAATTGCATTTTTATAAAACAAGTTGTATACATACATAATGTTGTATCATTATTAATAAAAAAGTCATTTGTTTTGCTTACACCGTTTATTAAACGCGTGTAAATATTTTTTTCATTTTTTATATTAACTGATTGTAATGGGTTATATAAATCAATTAATTTTATGAATATATTTTGGCATTTATTATTATTATTTTTATTATTATTATTATTATTATTATCATCTAATTTAAAAATATGAGGAGAAATACCATCAATATAACGATTATTTAATTTATATACATTACTTGTAATAAATGGAATATGCGAAGATCTTAATATACATTTAATTAAATGAGTTCTATCTGAAAAGCTAGAAATAACACATTGTTTATGATGTTTTGTATCATAATAATTGATATATAATACATTTGTTAATCTAGATAAATCATCATTATCAAATAATTTATATATGGTGTTTGTTACAATTGTTTCATAAATAAAGAATGTTTTATTTGTTTTGTAATAATTAAATAAATCATCTAAATATTTATACAAAGTATTAGGGCAACCACACAAATACCATACTGCAATAATTGATCCAATGCTACAACCAGAAACTTTATTCACCCTTATATAATTTTCTTCTTGTAAACGATTTATATAAAGAGCAGCTCCGACACCCAATAATCCATTTACCGCGCCGCTATCAAATATTAAATTTACGTTTTTTGGAAAAATTTTATTATCTATATTAACCAATAATGCATCAATATATTGAGTTAATAAGTTTATATTGGTTAATGGTTTATTATTAATAGTATCGTTATTATTAATAGTATCGTTATTATTAATAGTATCGTTATTATTATTTTTATCTGAATTACTTTCCATAAATAATATATGTTTTAATATATGTTAATAACTTATATTATTTTGTAATTCAATACGCTAATTTCCAAGAAAAAATATTCCTTTAACTAAGAAATAATAAACAGAAGAAAATATTGAACTTGTGAATATATAACCAGATAAATTGGGATTTCCATCACTGTTGTAAAGGGCCGGAATTAATTTACATATTTGTTTTTGAATAACAGGTAACTGAAAAATAAAATATAGTATTCCCAATATAATTGGTCCTTGTATTTCATCAAAAATAACATCAAATTTAGATTTATTTTCTTGATGTTTCATTTGTGCCCTTATAATTTCTTCAGATGTTTGATGTTCTTGAATATAATCTATCTGATTATTCTGTTCTGGTATATGATTCGGTTGTATTTGAACATCTTGTGCAATATGCTGTTGATTCTGTGGAATATCTCTAGAAGGCAATTCAGTTAAACCGGCCGCACTTGCTTGTTGAATTCCAGTTACAAATTGATTAAGATTTTTCTGTTTAACCGAAGGATCACTTTCTCGTTCTTGCTGTAATGATTGTGATGGATTATCTACTTGTATATTTTGTTCAATTGTATCCATTCTAATATTATCACCTGTTTGAGGAGAAATTGGTAAAGAATCAAGACTAGTTGTTCCAATATTCATTTATTATAATAATCTGATTAATTTAATATATAATAGACGCAATCGCTTTATATATTAAAAAGTTACTTTTTCTTTATTATCAGGATTACATTTTGTTAATTTTTCCTTAAATGTATAACATTTATCTCCATAACCATATGTATTTTTAGTTACCTCTTCTAAAGGAGGTGCTTTAAATACAATACAATTACGATCTTTACAAACCTTTCTAAATAAACTAGCAAGACCTATACCTAATATAAATGATATCGCATATCTTCCGTTGTTAGTATGAAGCAATCTAGATACGCTACGTTTTCCTTTCATAATTGTTTACTATATTATATAAATATAACTTATTTTTGAATAGGTATTTTTTTAATTGATTTTTTATTAGAAGGACAATTTACTTCTTTCGCGTCAAATTTAAAACAATTATTTGCTTTATCTATATATTCTACCGTAGATACATTATCAGGAGTAGGGTATACATGAATAATTGTTGGTGTTGGTGTAGATAAATATGAAAATAATAATCCAATTGATAAACTAACTAAAAATACATTAAATGAAATATATTTAAAAAACATATACATTAATAGTATATATTTTCTTTTTGTTATTCGGTTATTAATTAAAAATAATAATGTCATTATTTGTTAAATCTACAATTCTACTTCTAATCTTGCCTCTTTATATGGTAAGGAAATCAATAACGTTTCATCATTTTTATTTTCTAAATTATAATATTCATATTTCATTTTACGTAATTTTTCTAATAACGGCATTATTTTATTTATATGCACATCAACTATATTATTAATTAATATAGGGAGAGGGTTTTCCAAATATTCTTCATAATTTTTCTTTAATTCATATATTTCATTTGCTAATTCCATTTCTACATCTTTTAATAATGGGTCACGTATAATACCACTAATAATGGTTCCATATGTTTTATTTAATAAAATATCTTTTTCACTTAAATTTGATAATTCAACTTTTAATGAATTAAAACGTTCTATAATATCTTCTTTTGAATTATTGATACCAAATAAATAATCTAGTTTTGTAATAATAATTCGCATTTTTAAACTTTCTATTTGTTTATTGTATAATTTTGATAGATCACGTGAGTTATTATAGAATGTACGCTTTACTTTCATATTTAGATCACATTGTTCATTTGAATTACAAGTTGCTTTTAACATACCATTTGTTTCATCAAATAACGTGCCTCCTTCTTTACCACAATTAACACAATTGTATTTTAATTGTTTTATCTGCTCCCTCTTTTCATTTGTAGTAAGTGAATTATCTTTTTTAATTTTTAATTTCTTCTTATCAATGGTATTTTGGTATTTTTCCTTAAGTTTATAATATTGTTTTGTTGTATCATCATTTCTATTAATACTATTTTCATTATCACCTATAATATTACTTACACTATTATGTTCCATATGTATAATACATTGTTATTAATTTTTAGAATATAATTTTTAAAATATAAAAATTAATATAAAATTAAATTTTTATATTAAATATAACCATTCAATATTCGTATAAATGGACCGAGTAGAACAATTTAAAAATATTCAAAAGGATGGACTAGATTTATTCGTAAAAAAGAATTCTGATTATGGCGATGCCTTTGCAAGGTATGGTGTTGTTGGTGTATTAATGCGAATTGAGGATAAAATACAAAGAGCATTATCAATATCAAAAAAAGGAATTACTTTGGTAAACGACGAAGGCATTAAAGATACTTTAATTGATTTACATAATTATGCTGGCATGGCATTAATGTTAATGGAAGAAAACACTAGCATCAACAATAATTAAAAGGTCATTTTTATAAATATAATAGAATAAATATTTAATTTAGACATATACATAAAACAAAGTTTACATTTATTTAAATATAAATTTATTATTTACCAACGTGGTAACTCTGTAATTAACCCTTGATTTTTACGTAAATGTGCCATTTGTTGTAATTTTGATACAATATATTCTTGTTTCTTTCTGTTTTTTATTTCAATTTCTGCAGGTGTTAATTTACCACGATATTTATATAATAAAAAGCCACCAACCACAGCTATAAATATCAAAATCATAGATATATTAAAAATAATGGTTTGATTATACTCTTTTAATCGTTTACAATCCTTTAAAGTAGAACTTAAAAATGATTTAACGCCTGGTTCAATTAATCTTGGATTATAAGATACGCCCGAATTACTCATTTACTATTAATTATACATTTATTCATTAAAAAAAATTATATATATTATCTATAATATAAATGACTACTTTATTGGATACTACAGATGAAATTAACAATGATATAAATGAAGATAATTCACCAGAACCCAACCCATTAGCAGCAATGATATTTTTCTTTATTGTTACTTCTATTTATTGTATAATTAGCATATTTATGAGTGGAGATGCTATGCAACAGTTAATAATAAAGGTCTGTTATATTTTATTTGTAATTGTTGGACAATATTTTATTAACCTTAACTTATCAGCTGCTATGTGTGGTACAGGTCAATGGAAAACTGCTTTATATATTACGATTATTCCTTGGATTATGATATTTAGTATATTACATTTATTCTTATATTTATTTCCTGGTTGGTTATCACCATTTTCTAATACATTTGGGTTTTTGGTTGCTAAATTAATGGGATTGCCTGATTTAATGAAAAAGATATTAGTACCACTCAGTGATAACCCAACCAATGATGCATTAATACAAGTTAATAAAGATAGTTCTATGATAATTAATCAGTTTGCACCCGAAACTTATGAAGAATCGTATGAATTTCAAATAGATAAAAATGGTGAAATTATGAAAAATGAAAAGGGTGAAAATATACCAAAAATTAGAAAATTAGCAAATGGGACATCCGCTGATTTACGACTTATAAAACATAGAACTAATTTTGACGATGCTTGGAAAAAACTACAAGATAGTAAAATTATTAAAGAAACATTTTTAAAACAATCTGATCCTAATTACGATCCATATGAAAATGAAAGTTATAGAAACAAACTGTATAACTTTGTACAAATGAAGTATTCTATTTCAGAATATGTATGGAATATGTTAACAGGATTATTTGTTACATCAATTAGTTATAATTATATAATTAATTCTAGTTGTGCCAAATCACCTAAAGAAATGAAAGAACGTTATGATAAATATCAATCAGATTTAGAAAAGAAAGAACGTGATAAAGAAATAAGAAAATCTGATGATGCTCAATATATCCAGACATCTTAATACCGAATAGTTGTTGTATACGCCATAACACTAAAATAAGAAATGATTGCAATTAATACCGATATTAACCACACTGGGATAATTGTTTTTTTACGATAACCAATACCGAATTGCTTTATAGAACCATCAGGATTATACATAAATGCTGGTTTTAAAATATTAACTAGTGAATATAATACAATATAAATAAAAATAGATACAACAATTTTATTATTTCTTACCCATCGTCGTTCAAACATTATATAATAATATAATTTAAAAATATTATATTATTATCATTTAATCCAAATATCATATTATTGAAAGGGACCAAATATATTAATTTATTTTAAATTATAAATATATAATGATGATGCGTTTATTCTACCCTTCCCTTCTTATTACTTTACTGTTTTTTTTAAGTGGATTTGAAAAAATTTATTTATTTTCAAAGAGAACTGTAGATTTCTCTAAGAAAGTGAAAATACCGCTTACTATTGCCAAATTAGTTATTGGTGGTGTTATTTTATTGGAACTTATTGCTCCTATAATTATAACAAGTTACACATTTACTGGTTTATTTGCTTTATTACCCTTATTTAAATTTGCAGTTATTTCTTTGATAGCATTTACGGTTGCCGCAACAATTATGTATCATAACCCATTAAAAGGCGGCGAAAATTATTATGCATGTATGTCTAATATATCTACTATTGGTGGTCTGCTTGCATTATATATGTGCGCATAACTAGTTTATATTAATTAAAATAATAATAAAAAGTTTTATATTTGTATTATTAACATTATATAATATTTGTATTATTAACATTATTATTAGTAATTCTCATCACCGACCATACCATATTCCTCAGGTTCTGCATCTTCGCCCATATAAGTAATCATATTTTCTTCACGATCAATTCTATCATCTACCTCCTCTTCTGCTATCATATCTAATTCAAATATGTCTCTATTCATCTCAGTTACAATATTTCGGTTATTTGAGTTCGCTTCTCGTGATGCCATTTTCTCCATTGTTTCGCGTTCTTGTTCATATGTTTTCTTGTCATAATTACGAAATCCTTTTTGTTCACCAATACTCCATTTACCTAATTTATGTTGTTTAAAAAAAGTATCAATCTCTCTTTCAGCATCTGTTTCATTTTCTAATTGACTAGTCATATCATCCTTTTCTTTTTCCTTTGATCTTAATAATAATTCTGATAATTGCTGGTAATTATAATTGATTGCTTTTTTATCCTTGCAAACAATATCAGTAAATACTATAATTATATTCGCAATTTTATCTGCTAATTCTGATTTATTTCCGACCAATATATCAATATTATCTTCATTTGCCATAAATATTGTTTCTTCATTTTGTTCATCTTGATTTTCTTGTGTTTTTAATAAAGGTTGTTGAAGTATTTCAGTATCATCTTGAAGAGAAATTAAATCGGTAAATATACTCAAAAAATAAAAGTTAAATAACATTGTAGTTAAATCCAAATCAAAAACAGAATAACTATGTGTATGTTCACCTTCAATTGACTCATTCGTTTTACTATTACTACTATCACTGTTAGTCTTACTTTTACTTTTATTTTTATTCATTATTTCAATCGGTGAATAAAGTAGAGTATTTTCTGATAATTCACATATATCATTTATTTTTTCACCCATTTTATTCATTAACATTGTAGTTTGTTGGTCATTATAAAAACGTTGAAACTCAGTATAATGTTTTTTTATAGAATTGAATAAATCAGCTCTATGTTTATCAGAAAATCCCCAATGTTTATGTGTATAATCACTTCTTTTAACATATTTTTTCTGTTCTGCGTATTCCTCAATAGGTCCTTCATCTTCTTCAAAATTATATACATTATTTTTAATAATATTCGGATATTCTTTTGACATAGAACGAATTGTTTTTTTCATAAAATTAACTAATTTGTAATTTGATTTTTCTTCAACAGCGTCTTTGTTAAATTCCATAATGGTTTCAATACATAATTTAAATTTATTGAAGTGTATTTTTTTTAAATTATTTCTATTTTCTTTAACAAAACTTACTACTTGTTCTTGCATATCTTTATTCATTATCGCCAATATATTTTTTAATTTTCTCATTTGGGCTGTATCCTCAGTTAATGAATTCAACTCAAACTGTTCTAATACATCTATAAAAGATTTACGAAAATTTGCAGGACGCGTTTCTTCTTGATCTATCTTAGTTAATATAGATGATAATTTTTCGGCATTTGTTAATTCAATCGGGCTATATTCCACCTTTTTCATACTAGAACTGTTAATGATATTAAGTAACTTTTCTAATGACTCTACATTATAGTTGCGGGCATTACTCTTAAGTTTACGAATACTTTCATCCAATGTATCATTTGAATTAAACCCGTCTGGTTTTGTAGGGCATATTGCTTTTAAATCATCACTTAATGGTGTAAAACTATTAAATTTACAATGCACAATAAATGCTCTATAAATTGTATTTTCAGAGAATTCTTCATCTAATTTTCTTAATTTACGTTTGGTATTATTTGGATTAAACAAGAAGGAGGCTCTTGTCATATTTTGAATATCATCATATATATCACTTAATTTTACGACTCTATTATTTAAAATAGCAATCTCGGGTTGATCCTTAATAAAATATCGTATTGTATTAGTCTCACCTTCATCACAGCATGCGTTCTGTAAAAATGGTTCGCCGCCGTTTGTTTTTAATAAGGCATTCTCTTTTTTTACAACTTTTTCAATTAAGTCTATTATACCAAATGAAAATATTCTCATTTTAGACTTTATTTCCGAAATAGAATCATTCTGAACTTGCGTACCTTTACGTAAACTTTCAGTTAATCTACTTTTAAATACTTCACCAATATCTTGTGTAGTGTTTAATTTAATTTTTTTTAAAGGCGGTAAAAAGTTAGACCACTGTTCAACACTATGTTCTTTAGGTATATCTTGTTCAGGATTTGAACTAATATATTGTTTTATTTCTTTAATATTATTTTGTATTTCATCGGTTGGTAAAATATATTTTGTTATAATTGATTCTATTTTTTTTGCAATATAAGATGCATTTCTGGTCTTAATAGAAGACCACGGTAAACTAGCACTATTTCTTATTTTATAAGCAACACAAGCGACATATACCAAACCACTATTATTTTCAGTTCCATCTATTGGAAACCCACTAAATGATTTTTTACAACCAGGAAATGTAATTTTTGTTTTTATTGGGGGTATACTTATCTGTATAGATATTAAATAATAGGCAAATGTCAAATAAAGCAATGTTGAATTGTATGCATCTTCATAAGTATCAATTGGTTTCCCTTGCGCAATAACCAATTTAAACATTTTTTCATATTTATTTTTTGGAGAAATAACACTACTATTTGTTAATTGTTTTAAAACATTTCTTACTATAAAATCATATTTTTCATATATATTAATTCCCATATTTTTACTTAGTGAATCAATAACATTGTAAATTTTATTAGCATCTGCAGATGAGTATTTTCGCGGAATAACTTGTTTATCATTATCTTGGTTTTTTGACTGTTTTTGTATTTCGCCATTTTTCCTTATAATATCACCACTATCGCTTTCAATCACGGCATGTGAAGTAATTTTGAATCCTTCTTCATTATATTCTTCTGTTTCGTTCAAGTCAATCATTTTAATGGTATATCCACTATACTTATCAACCCATTTATCTCCATCTTCACTAATTGTTCCTTGTTCAGCACAAATCTGGTTTAATAGATTTGTATAGTTCAATCCTCTTAAATACGCAGTTGCTAATTTATAAATAAAAGTAGGAAGCATTTTTTTATTTGTTTTAATACAATAAAACCAATATTTATTCTCTCCTATATCACTATTTGATTCTCTAGTAAATGTGTTTACAAACATACAAATATCTTTATACCGTTTACTCATATCTACTTGACCCATTATTGTATTTAATAAACTATCATACGGCGATGTAATTCTGAGTTCAATGCTATCATCGGTTAGTGTATTTCCAATTGAAACCTTAATTGTTTCGTTTTTATATAATTTCTTCTTCTTTATATGTTGTAATATTTCAACTCTATAGCCAGCATTTGTCAGAGAATTTTCTATTTGATTTATCATAATATCTTTATTTACATTCAATGTTGTATCAAATTCCGATAATATCAGTTTTAAATTATGTTTTTTAATTTCATTTGCACCTGTATTTTCATCAGTACATGTATTTTTTATTGAGATACATTTTTCATTTAAATTACAAAACATTTTTGCACTATCTGCAAATGTTTCAGCATCAATAGAATCGTCCAATTGCCATTGCTCATTTAAACGAACATAATATTGTAAACTCGCATTGATATCATCAGTCAGTTCTAATATAGCATAATCACCATCTTCAACAGTTCTATTTCTTTTAATAATTGATTCTGCATCACGTCTGGCATTTTCATAATCTACCTTTTTCATTTGAATAATTTTATCTATATAAAACTTAATTTGTTCGCCGGTTGTTAATGATTTATCTACCTTAAAACGTTCTTCTATATCATATGGCGTTATATCGTATTTTTTATCAAAAAATATCTCTTTTCCATTATCTTCGGTTAATTCATCTAATGCAATATAGCGTTTTGCAATAACTTTAAATTTACTACACTCGGTTAATGTATCTTTATTCTTGGTAAATGTCTTTTTTGATTTTGTAGATTTACCTAATTTTCCAGTAATAATATGTTGCTCATTATTCAAATACATATCAATATCAGTAATATCTCTTGATCCGTCAGAAATCATTAAATTTGTTGTTATTAATCCAACTGCATTATTATAAAATATACCATTATCAACCTCCATAATACGTTTAAAAAAATCTGAATTGTTCATCAGATTTATTGTATCAGTAATTCCATAAACATCCAATATTTTACTTTTAAGATTTGGATTTTCATCAAAAATTTTAATAAATGATGGTATGTATACACTTTTAGAACTTTTGATATTATTAAAATCACGAGACCTAGATAAATATTTTTTTTCATATTCAGCTATTTTTTCACTAATATATTCCATCATTTCCTTGTATTGTAAAAACGATAAATCAGATTGATAAACCATAAATGGTTCTAGATAAGTTAAAATTTCAGTTATAGAGAGATTATTAATATATGGTTTGATTATATCAAATAATACTTTTGTTTTTGGAATTACATTATCTAAAAATCGGTGATATAAACTATTATCATCATCTGTTGTTTCATTTTTATATTTATTATCCATATTCATTACTTCAAGAATTTCAGGATCTATACGATAATTTCTCGTTTTATTTAAAAAATTATCACTTGTATGGCGAGGTGGTTTGTCAAATTCAGAAATAGTTTTTCTATGAACCCTTGTTTTTTGATTTAATAATTTCCAGTATTGTAAATAATTTAAATTTAGATTTGACTTATCAAAAATAGACGACTCATTCATACTAATGCGAGAAAAATAAATTGTAGATTTTGGTAAGGTTAATATAGATTGTATGTCTATTTTATCATTATAGGTTAAAGGAACTCGTTTTATTATTGGATTTTCACCTCTAATCTTTGTTATATCTAATTTGGTATTTCCTACATTATAATTTTGAATATAAAATCGTTTTTGTAATTGTTGTTGTTTTCTCTCTGAATCATTTGTACTGTGAGGCATAGAATAAGTATCATTGCCTTTTACCGAAGAATTAAAATCATCCAAATTATTAATAATTGCTGTTATATTTTCATTAACGCGCTTATTAAATAGTGTGGTTTTTAGTTCATTTAAATCAGTTAAGCTATTATAGGGTCTTTGAAAATTATCTAATTCTTTATTTAAATATTCGTACTTATTTTGTTCTCCACCAGTATCATTTTTTTGATAATTATTTATAATATTTTCCTCTTCTTTTCTTTCATCAATCAAAGACAAAATCATACTATCTTCTTCTGGTGTTTCATCTTCGTCTTCATCATTATCTTTTTTATTTTCATTTTTATATAATTTTTTAATATTTTTTGCTACGGGAATAATCCAATGTAATTTTTGTTCTAGGTTTTTAAGAGTTTTTATTAATGGTTTATAATTTGAATCACGTGATTTTGGTTTTGTTGCATACCCTTTATTATCAAATTCAGAAAATGTATATCTCAGCTGATTAAACCGTTGTATCATATTATTAATATTTTTTTTTATTCGGTCACTTCTATTAGCATTTGGCACTGACGATAAAAAATCATCTAACATATCATCTAATTGTTTTTCAATATCATAACGTTGTTCGTTTTCTGGCACATCAATTATATGTGTTATCTCTTCTAAATAATCGCCAAATTTTATTTGGTCTGCATTGAATATTATTGTTTTTATTTGTTCCTTCACTTCTTGTGGAGAAATTGTTGTTGTTTCTGTTTCAATATCTCTATCAATTAACATTTCTTCATTATCATTATACTCATCTCCCATTCCTTGTTCATCTCCCATTTCTTGTTCACCACTTGTCCCTTGTTCATCAATTGTCCCTTGTTGATCACTTGTCCCTTGTTGATCACTTGTCCCTTGTTCATTCACTTTTATTTCGGTATCTAACCGATTATCTTCATCATCTAAAACAATCTTTGTATCGGGTGCTCTTCTTATTTTTATCTTCTCTATTGGTAAATAATCAGGTAATCCCTTATATTCAAAATCAATAAACACTACGTCATTATCAGGATATGTTGTAATTTCTATTTTATCCTCTTCCAAATTAGTAATTTTTCCAGTAATCGTTAATGGTAAATCTCCATTAAAATATACATCAACCCATATACCTACGATTAAATTATTTTGTCGCGCATAGCCACTTTCTTCTGCTCTACTTTTAATTATAATACTTTTAATAGATTCATTATCTAATTCTCCATCGGTTAATGTCAGTATTACTTCATTGCCATTGGCTTCTTCTAAACGTATTTTATCCGAGTCAATATATTCAATATAATATACTTGTTTATCTATTTCATCATCATTAGGAGCAATTATTTCAATAATATCACCTAATTGTAAATTAACTTTATCAGACATTACCTTATATTTATAGTAGAAATTTTTATAAATAGTTAAATGAAAAACATATTTATAAAAAAAGACATTTATAAAAAATATAAGAAATAAAAATATATACTTGATTTTGCGTAAACAATGAAACTTATTTATTTTATTTTGTAATTTCAAATACCTTTCTAATATTATTATAAACCTTAATTAATTCGTCTGCCGAATTTACAATGTATGTTGTTACTGTAATCTTATCGCTCGGGTTTTTAAATCCAATACGAATAATTGATTCATCAATATGTGGATGCGGTTTACGAAATCCACAATAATTTAAACTTTTATCGTAATGCGTATTATATAATACAAATTCAATTACTTTTCCTAGTGTATAATCTTCATTTTTTAGTAAAATATCAAAACAATTGGGTATAGTTGTTTCTGATGAAGAAATAATATTTTGTTCACTCTGAATCGTGTCCTTTAAACGGTCTAATTTTTCAATCATTAGTTTAGCAGAACGAGTAATAATTTCTCTATTATTAATTTGTCCAACTGTTTCAACCTTAAAATCAAATGAATCTGGTATAAAGTGTCGTTGCGCATCTAATATATGCCAATCCTTTTCGGCGAAAGACACTTCTTCAGGACTAAGTGTTTTTGATAATTCTGTCTTTTTTTCTGACCAAACTGCTTTAATTTTAGCCGGATCGGGTGTATTTGAGTATACAAATGTTGAAGTAACATTAAATGCACTATCTTCTTTTGTGGTCCCTATATCAAATTTACATGTAAGCACTAATTGTTCTCCTTCAATATCATCAGACACTTTTGGAAGTAAACGAGCTAATTCCGGGTAATCGCCTGTTACTGAATTTGGTGGAAACAAAGTAGACGCAAGTTGTTTATCATATTCCTTTGTATCTAAATTCATTATTTCAAAGTCAGCTGTCGTTACATATTCTACACTACTTGAACTATTTTTTTTTCTTACAACTAACATATATTTATCAAGTGGAAAATCAGATACATCAGCATAAATTGGAATACAGCTAAGACGTTGTTTTATTAATTCATTATTTAGTCTAGTCGTATTTATTTCAAAAATAGCTTTGTTTGCCTCATATGGTGAGGTTCGGAAGACAACACTAGGAATTTCGCTTGAAATCCTTCTTAATCCATTAGCAATACTTACATTTACACCCTTTAGTGTAAATGACAATACGCTGTTCGTCTCAGAAATATTAGTAATCACAGGATCCATTATGAATGAATGTATATATTATACAATACGATTATTGTTAAATCAATTTTATGTTTTATTAATTATTAATTATTAATTATTAATAATTAATTATTAATTATTAATTATTAATTATTAATTAGTTTATTTAGATATCTTTAAAATAGTATTTTTTATATAATGAGCACAATATTATACTATAGTACCTATTGTGACAATTGTAGTAAATTATTACAATTAATATCAACATCAAATTCTAAAAAAGATATGCATTTTATTAATATAGACAAAAGAGTCAAAAAAAGCAACGGCGCTACCTATATTATTTTAGAAAACGGACAAGAACTACTATTACCCCCAACAATTACAAAAATACCAGCCTTATTATTATTAAATAAAGGGCATCATGTTCTTTTTGGTGAAGATATATACAAACATTTAGAAGCACAAAACATAACACACACAAATCAGGAAGTTAAATCAAATGGTGAACCAATGGCATTTATCTTATCTGGTGGGGGTGGTTATGGTGTAGCATCTGATAATTTTAGTTTCCTAGACCAAGACCATCAGTCATTATCAGCAAAAGGAGATGGAGGTATGAGACAACAACACCATTACGCTGACATTGAATATTTAGGTAATATTGATACTCCACCTGATACATATGAGCCGGATAAAGTTGGAAATGTATCAATGGAACAACTTCAACAATCACGTAATAGCGATATACAACCAAAAAGATAAATCATTATAAAACAATTTAAATAAAAATTGGTTTAAATAATATAACTTAGATATATTACATTATTTAAAATGAATAAGTCCCAAATAGTTGATGCCTTTAATAAGCATTTTATTGAGTTTATTATTGATATTGAACGAGTATTTCCAAATGATACAGATATTATGTCAACACGCAAAACAATAAATAAATCTCTTATGCTAATGCCAAAAGCATTAATTAAAATGTTTAATGAAAATATGGTAAAATTATACAGCAAGCAAATTGATGAAGGCGATATTTCATTTTTTATTGAAAATGATTATAGAAAAACGCATGGATACAAAGAAAACGATCAAGTATGGGCATTGGATAAAATAGAATCATTAAGACAACCAGTAAAAAGTATGAACGACGATGAAAAACAAAAGGTGGTTAAATATTTACAGAATTTAAAAAAATTAACACAACTATTTAATGACCTAAAAAACAATTAAAATTACTAATAATATACATATATATATTAACAAAGTTTGATTTAAATATAAAAATATTATAATCAAATATATAATAATTATGGAAGAATCACAACAAGAAGGGAAAAAAGTTCAAGTACCTGCAGATTTTAAAAAAATTATTGTAGATATGGCAAAAGATATATTGGTTTCCTTTCCTGAACAAAGGGAAAAAATGAATGAAAATTTACACAATTTAATATTTGAGAATGATGTAGAAAAATTAGATTATTCACTCAAATATGTATTTACCTTTTGTAAGACAGTGTACCCTAAACGTTTTTTTGATATTCTTTATCAAACCGCCGATATATTTAACGAAGATATTGAATTTTTACCAGGAATTAACTTTAAATTGTTATGGAGTGAAAAAATTACCGATAAAACACGTGAAACAATTTGGAAATATTTACAATTAGTATTATTTAATATTGTTTCTAGTATTTCAGACGGTAATACATTTGGCGATACTGCTAAAATGTTTGAATCGGTTAATCAAGATGAATTTAAATCTAAATTAGAAGAAACAATTAGCCAAATGCAAACATTGTTTGGCGAACATAATACTGATGCGAATACTGATGCGAATACTGATGCGAATACTGATGCGAATGATAATAAAACGGCTGGAATTAATTTAGAAGATTTGCCTAATCCTGCTGATATTCAAGATCATATGAATAATATAATGAATAGTAATCTTGGTAAATTAGCAAAAGAAATTGCGGAAGAAACTGCTAGTGATTTAAATATTGATATGGAAAACGCAACTTCTATTAACGATGTATTTAAAAATTTAATGAGCAATCCATCTAAGTTGATGGGTTTAGTTAAAAACGTTGGTTCAAAATTAGATACCAGGATGAAATCTGGTGATGTTAAGGAAAGTGAATTATTGGCAGAAGCAAGCGAAATGATGAAGAAAATGAAGGATATGCCTGGTATGGGTGATATTCAAAATATGATGAGTAAAATGGGAATGAATCCACAAGGAAAAGGGCCAGGAAAAGTAAATGTTAATGCAATGCAACATAATTTAGATAAAAAATTAAAGGATGCTAAAAATCGTGAAAGAATTTTAAGAAACTTGGCAGAAAAGAAGGCGGCAGCAAGAGCAGAATCATCAACTAGTGTTCCAATGGAAACTATTGAAAATATTGTTTTCTCAAAAGGAGAAAATGTTGAAAGAAGTACACGAGATCATATGACTTCTATTGACAACATAAACAATAACCCAGATAAAAAGAAAAAGAAGAAAAAGAATAAAAATAAATAAATATTATTCTACTATAATAAATGAGAGGGCCATATTTTTTAAGATCAAAAAGAAAGAGTGACAAAAATGAAAAAGAAGTTATTATACCTGCAGAAAGATTAGATGAACTTTTAAAAAACTTACAAATAAATACAATAATTGTTATAACAGTAATAACTGCTGCATTTTATTACACACATAGAGCGAAGGAATACTCAAAGGGAATAAATATTTTAAAAATAGGAGCAGTATATTTAGGTGCCCTTTTACTTAGATATACTCAAATAATGTATTCATACAATAAAGATACTAAAAATAAGAATACTGTATGATACTCTATAAAATATTTATGATTATATATATAAATGAATAATTCATTCTGGTTGGAAAATCCAAATATTTTATTTAAATCAGATCAGCTATCTAATATATGGCCGATGACTGATATGACATTTGAAAATAAATTAAATGCAATTACACGACTTGTAATAATACTAATAATGCTTGGATATTTATTTACAAAAAACAATAAGGTAGTATTGTCCGGATTATTGTCTTTAGGGGCTATTGTTCTTCTTTATACAATGAAAAAGGGAAAGAAAGTTAAGAAAGAAGGGTTTACTGATAATCAATTATTTAATGCTTTAAAAACAAGTTTTACAGAACCAACTCAAAGCAATCCTGTAATGAATGTTTTATTACCTGAAATAAATGATAATCCTGATCGCCCTAAGGCAGCTCCGTCATTTGTTCCTGTTGTTGAAAATGATATAAATAACAAAACAAAAGAATTTATTGCTAGTAATTTTAATGACCCAAATATTGATGAAAAATTATTTAAAGATTTAGGTGATAGTTTTAATTTTGAACAATCTATGCATGCTTGGCATCCTATGCCTAACACCACTGTTGAAAATGATCAAAAATCGTTTGCTGAATTTTGCTACGGTGATATGATATCGTGCCGCGATGAAGAAAACAATGAAAATGCATGTCTAAAGAATATGCCACCTCGTTGGACAAACTATTAATTATCAATCACCAATTATTAATAATAATCCGCAATATATAAATTATAGATAATCTATTATGTAATATTTTTATATTTAATCATATTATATAATATAATGGCTTCTGTATTTGATTATAAATTTAACCAGGCCGCAAGATTAGGTGATGACCGAACCGACCTTAGTCAGCGTACATTACAGAATTCTGAATTTGCAAATTATATGCTTGATAATTTTCGCCCTTCTTGTCCTACGTCCAATCACGTTGATTTTGCAACTAGTCAGCCCAGCATAAATTTTACGGGTAGTCATCAAGTTAGTGTAGGCGGAACCAATATTAAAGAAAGTTCCGAATTATTAATTAAAGGTATATCTAAACCTAAATGCCGTATTTCTTTGAATGAGCGTCCTTATTTAACTATTCCTTATTTAGGACGTGGTAAATGTGACCCTGAATTAGAATCTAATATGCAACAAGGTGATTTTGCAAACAATAAAAAAAGTATTAATCCTAGTAGTGAAGTTTGTTATTCTCAGTATGCTTTAACTCCAATGATTCCTACATTAAAAGCAACAATTAGCAATCCTGCGAATTTAATTGAAAGTAATGCAGCAGAAGGGTGGATTCGTGGTGGGCTGCCTTCACGCGAATTAGCACGTGACAAAGAATATACTGAAACACTTAATCGCCATTAAAATATAATATTTTTTATTATAAACATTTAAACCTTAATTTATCATTTAATAAAATGTATCAAACCGATTTTGTATGCACATATAAATTATTCAATGATATAGATGAAAACGATCAAGAACAAATGTATCGTATTCAATTACTACAAGCATTTGATTTAACTGAATGGAATGACGATAAAATTAATAAAATAATTGAAGAAGTATATTTTTCTATTTATCGTGATGGTGTTTTTAAAGAAATTTTTATAAAAGCAAATAAGAATAAACATATTAATGAAATATTAGAAATATACAAAATGAATAATACAGAAATAGAATCCGATAAAATTGCTATTATAGACCAAAATGATATTATATTTAAACTTCTATTCAAGTATGAATATTTTGATTTAACGCATAGATGTATCATTGATTATATAATTAATAAATCTATTGATGAAAAATATTTGAATAAGTTACTTTCTGAATTATAATACAATTATCTATAATTATATTAATATTTATTTTATAAATCTATATTAATATAATATAGTAATGGCCTCAACGCGAAATATAAATACACGTGGTAATTATAATTTAGAACAAGAACATTTTAACATAGGGAGGGAAAATATTTTATATATACATAATCCACAAGGTAGAGCATATATAAATTCAATGCCTAGTGTAGGCTATATGCCCGAACGTATGCCGAGAGATACATTATCAAGTAATCCAATTGAAATTGAATCTATGCTCTTTGGTATTAATTCAACAAATCTAGTTAAACCTAGAAAACCAATTAAACCCGAATTGAAATCTATTCCAACCTTGAATTTTTTTGATCGTCTTCCGACGCACTTACCGAAACCTCTTGTTGTTGAAAATAATCAACGACCTTACCCTATTTAATTTATGTACTATAAAATTATGTACCAATAGAATTATATACAATATTATAAAATATAATAATATATATAATAAATAATGGCATTTACGCGTTTTCACGATGACCCTTGTCGTATTAATAAACAATTACAAGAATCTACTGGAATTGGTAGATATATGTTAAACGTTCCGGGTAACGGAAGTAAACCATTATATATGGAAGACCCGCATATTCGTATGCAAAAATGGGGCGCAAATTTAATGACTAATACAGTAAATTTAGAAAGTGATTTACTTGGTTTATCTAGAAATAACAATCGCGATGATATTGAAAAAAATGAATACAAATTAAATGCTGTTAAAACAAACCAAGTTAATTATGATAACGGAAATGCCACAACGGATCAATCAAGAGTAACCCATCCTGCTTGGGAATATCGTGATTTAGAACAAACCAAATACAGTATATTACCATTAAATCCTCAAGAAAATACTTGCTTTCCTTTTCAAAATAATTTAAGCACACGTATATTGGAAAAAGATACATTTGTAGCAAAGGCACCTAGACAATTAATTGATAACTAAACTATTATTTTTTTACACATATAGTTATACAAATAATAATCTATATGTATAACTAATACAATATATAATAAATTTACTATTTATTATATTTAATATATATAAATGGCTGAATTAGCAGTTCCTTTAATAGCATTAGGAAGTATGTATGTTATTTCAAAACAAAAAGACACTAAAAGTAATAATGAGGGTTATACAAATATGCAATCTACAAAAAATCCATTACCTGGAATAAATCCACCCAACCCTATTAAAAATTTTCCTACATCAGAAGAAATAACAAGAGAGAATAATGTGAGTGCTTACATTAAACCAAATCAACATACTGACAAGTATAGCAATCCTACTCAGAACGGAGCATCTAGAAATGATTTACCTGGTCCAAATTATTCATTAACTGGAAAAGAAATTGATAAATCTAATTTTAAACATAATAATATGGCTCCTTTTTTTGGAGCGAAAATACGCGGAGCAACTGCGGATAGTACTGTTCATGAAAGCATTTTAGATAATATGCAAGGTACTGGTTCACAGTTTTTTTCTAAAAAAGAACAAGCGCCTTTATTCAATCCCCAAGAAGGATACCAATTTGCAAATGGTGCTCCCAATGTAAGTGATTTCATACAATCACGTGTTAATCCTAGTATGAAAATGGCAAATGTAAAACCATGGGAAGAACAACGTATTGGACCCGGTTTAAATAAGGGATTTACAAATGATGGTAGTGCTGGATTCAATTCTGGTATGGAAGCACGTGATTTATGGACTGACCGAACAGTTGATGAACTTCGTGTTGCTACAAACCCAAAGATGACATTTGAATTACAAGGACACGAAGGACCCGGAACGCATTTTATTAAAAATGCTCCATCTTCGCAAACGCAAGGAAAGGTTGAAAAGCATTTACCTGAAAAATATTTTGCATCTGGTCCTGAACGATGGATGACAACAACTGGTTTAGAAAAAGCACAAACGGCAAGAGGCATTGAAGTATTACACGATGTGAATAGAACCAATACAACTGCTGAGTATTATGGTACACGTGCAAATCAAGGCGAGGGTATGTATGTTGACCAAGCACATCAACCGTCTCGTCGTCAAGCACTTCCGCAAAAAGCGTTTGCTCCAGCCACCTGTCCTGGAACCGCATGCCCAAATACCGGTGATTATGGAATCCAAAGTTTTTCAACTGTATCAAATAATCGTTCTACTACTCGTCAAAACACTACAATGGGTCCTATTGGTGGTATTATAAAAGCAATTGTATCGCCAGTTGTTGATTTTATTAGACCTACTCGCAAAGAAGATGTTGTTGATAATATGCGTATTAGTGGAAATCCCGCAGCACCAGTTACAAATGGTCAAATATACAATCCTGCAGATCGCACTAAAACAACAATTAGAGAAATGACTGAAGCTGATTTAGATTGTAATCATTTAAATGTTCAGCAACAAAATGCAAGCGCTTATTTAGTTTCTAAACATCAACCGGTTCATTTACAACGCGATACAACTACGAAATCGCATACGGGTGTTGCTGGTCCCAATGGACTTGGTTCTACCAAATCATATGAAGCTGAATACCGTCAACGAAATAATGTGAATAAAACACAAGAAATTCACCCGAATCAAGGAGGAACACAAATGTTTAACCAAGTGGAAAACATTTCTATACATAAACGCGATGGTGATAGAGATAATAATAGATGGTGGGTTCCTAGTTCTGGTGGAACCGCCGGAATTACTGCTAGAGGTGTTGTTGAAAATTTAGATCGTGTCAAGGTTACTCAGGGTTATGACCAAAATATGAATAATGACCGAATTGCGCCGGAATTATTAAATGCATTTAAAAACAATCCGTATACACAAAGTTTAACTAGTTGGGCGTAGAATGTAATATAATAACATAATAACACATTTTACCCAGTGACATTAAGACTACAATCAATATTAATATAATTTTTTCCGTCCTTATAATCAGTTTTTAGTTCATAACTTTTTGAAAATATCAAACATTTTGAAGCATCTTCTATAGCGGGTATGAATTTAAAATTATCATTATACCTGTATCCATTTTTCTTTAATGGATTAAAATCAGAAGCGGTGGTTGAGTTTATAAATTCATTAAATATTGTTTGTTTCTTTTTTTGTGAAATATAATCACTTGAATTACCATTTTTAATTAATTTATTAAAAATATTTGCCATTTATATTATATATATACTAATAATTATATTTTTTTATATAATTATTATATTTTTTATATAATTATTATATTTATTATATAATTATTATATTTATTATATAATTATTATTTTTACTATATAATAATATAAAATGGATTCATTGCAATTAACAAAAACATATAACAGAACATTACAAAATGTAATTAACTATTATAATAGAATTATTTATTACATTAGTCGCATGCGTTTACATTACCGAACAAAACAATATTATATTGGAATATACAAACGCCGTTTTGCTCAACACCATAAAGTATTAAATACCCAATATCATAACAGTTTAATATCCTTAGTAAATCCCGAGGAAATTCAAATTACCAAAAATAAAAGAGGATTACTAATTGGTATTAATTATAATGGAACCAACGCACAGTTAAACGGATGTATTAATGACACTAATTCTATTCATAGTGCGTTAACCAGCAACTATGGATTTAATGTGGATCATATTTCCATTATAACAGATGATACCGAGAAGAAACCTACCAGAGATGAAATCTTGTCTGCATTTAAGATATTTTTAGAAAGTGGGCAAGAAGGTGATTTACTCTTCTTTTCATACAGTGGACATGGATCCTCTACTTATGACCGTAATAATGACGAAAATGACGGAAAAGATGAAATGATAGTAACGTCAGATCTTAAAGGTATTTTAGATGATGAATTAAAATCTCTCATTCAAACACATTTGAAGAAGGGTGTTACTCTCTTTGCATTGTTTGATTGTTGTTTTAGTGGAACGGTGTTAGATCTTAAATATCAATATTTAGATAGTTTAGAAAACAACACATTTACTACCGATAACAATAATACAGAAACCAAGAGCAATGTTATTATGATTAGTGGATGCAATGATACGCAAACGAGTGCGGATGCCTATATGGAAAAGAAGTATCAAGGAGCAATGACGTGGGCATTTTTAAATTCCTTAAAAGACAAATCATCATCTAATCTCTCTTGGAAGAATTTATTAATTGATATGAGAGATAAATTAAAGCAATCCGAGTTTACCCAATTACCTCAATTGTCTTCTGGTTGCTTGATTGATATTAATGATGGTATTTGTTTTTAGATTTAAATATATATATTATACTTTTTAAAATTTAAACACAACTCTATATATCACAATAACTATACCAGACAACATTATGCCGTACTTAGTTAAAGGAAAGTTGCGGTTTACTGATGAAGATAACGCGATGACTGAATTTAACGAGAAGGTTCAAAAACAATTCGGACATACAAAACAAGATATATTATATGCTATGCTTAATCAACAATTGACATACCAAACCCTTTTAAAAGATCGTGAAATAACTGATACGTTTGACACACAAAATAATATTAAAATTTCATTATCTAATTCATTATCTATTTTATCTGCAATTGCGAAAAATGAAGGTTACGAATTAAATGAGTTAATTACTTTATTTATTCAATAAATTAATATCATAATAAATATTAAACAAATTATTATGATTTAAAAATGTTTTAAATACCATATTAAATAGATTATACTTTTAAAATGAATAAACAAATTTGTTATCATCCAGAAATAAAGGAAAAATTAGATTTTTTTTTAAATACAAACAATATACCGAATATTATTTTTCACGGGAAAAGTGGGAGCGGTAAACGAGTGATAGTCCATAATTTTATAAATGACATTTATAACAATAATAAAGAATTATTAAAAAATTATGTTATGTATGTTAATTGTGCACACGGAAAAGGTATTAAATTTATTAGAGATGAATTGAAATTTTTCGCAAAAACACACGTAAATATTGAAGGTACTAGCAAATTTAAAATAATTGTATTATCAAATGCTGATGAACTCACGATAGATGCCCAATCTGCACTTAGAAGATGTATTGAATTGTTTAGTCATACTACCCGGTTTTTCATTATTATTGAAAATAAATATAAATTACTAAAACCAATATTATCGCGATTTTGTGAAATATATGTTTATGAGCCAAAAAATAAAGATAAGGTTTTTAATTTTCATAAACAAAATATAGAAAATACATTTTCCATTTCAAAAAGAATTAATAATACAAAACATAATTTTTTTGATAAATTATTTAATGATTTTAACAAAGAAACTATTATTACAAATACCGTTAATGATAATACAGACGTTAATGATAATACAGACGTTAATGATAATACAGACGTTAATGATAATACAGACGTTAATGATAATACAGACGTTAATGATAATACAGACGTTAATGA